GCCAAAGCGAATCAGACTTAGCTTATGAAAGACAGAAGTTTGACGCTATGCAAATAGAGGACAAATTAAAGTCTTTAATAACTTTAAGAGATATTGAAAAGGAACGCCAAAGAATAGAAGAGGAGAGATTACAAAAAATAGTAGATGACGCAAAGGCAGAGACTCAAGCAAAGGTAGACGCTCAAATAGCTTTAGACCAGTTTAAAGAAGCAAGCAGACAAGCTACACTAACTGCGGAGGCTGCGGTACTTGCAGAGATTACCGCTCTAAATAAAAAGGAGCAAGAAAATGCAGTAGCACTACAACAAGGTAAAATAGACTTAGCAATAAACACTCTAAACGCAGTTAAAAGTCTTACTGAATCTTTTGCAAGAGAAGACGAGGCAAGCCAAAAGAAAGCGTTTGAGCTAAGTAAAGCAGTTAGTATAGGTATGAGTGTTATATCTACTTACGAGGCTGCGTTAGCGGCTTTTAAGACTGCTCAAAGTTCGCCAATTACTGCTATATTCCCAGCATATCCAGCCGTACAAGCTGGTCTTGCTACTGCCTTCGGTTTAGCTCAGGTAAATAATATAAGAAAGTCGCAATTTAAAGGTAGTTCGGTATCTCCTACAAGCCCTACTACTTCAAGTTTAGGCGGTGGAGGTGCTGGAGTTAGTCCAATAGGGTTTACTCAAACTGCAAACTCTAACGATACGCCTATGACTAAGGTAATAGTAACCGAAACAGACATACGCAGAGCTACAAGAAACATAGACGGAATTTATAGCAAAGCCGTAGTCGTAGAGTAACTAAGCAAATAGCCGAGCTACAAAGTTATCGTACTCGGCTTCTATGCTTGTCTTATCGGTTAAAGTAGTTTTGTACTTTTGTTCTTTGTAAGTTATAGTAATCCTTAGACTATCTAAACGCTTTATGTACATCTCTACAAAGCAATCCTCGAGAGCTGGTATAAACTCGCTGAGGTTTTTAATCTCTATCTTCATTTTATTTGTTTTCTTACTTTATTCCAGTATTTAAGCGTTTTAGGGTTATTTTTTCCATTATAGCCTCCGTTCCACACTCTTGCTATTTTTTCGTTACTCGCTTCTTTAATATTAGAGCGTAGTATATTAAACATCTGAATGCTTTTAACCTTACTCCACCTATCGTACAAAGTAAAGCTATCCTTACCTACTAACCTATTTACTTCTCTAACCATTATAGGGCGTATTTGCAAGCAGCCTACTGCATCTTCTTTTGAGTTATAAGCCAACGTATCACCTCCGCTCTCTACTTCTATTATGGCAGCTATTAGAGGGTCTTGCATTGTTTCTTCTTTTGTTTTATCGTACTGCACTGAGGCGGTGCAAAAAAACATAAAAATCGGGATTATTAAAAGTGTATATTTCATATCTATTAATATATTGGCAAATATAGTATTTAATTTTAATACGCAAGCTATTTATTTATAAAAGTTTATTGCCCCTTGTTTATTCCTATCGTATATACTTTAAGAATGGATTTGCCTTTTATCGAATTTAAGCTAAGCGATGACGTCGAAGGACTGCAAGCGATAGCCTTTGTAGATGCTCCCGCTATTGGATTAAACTATCAGGCTTTTGCCCCGCATAAGTTTGAAATAATTAACGAGGAAAAAAGAATAGTAATGGGTGCAGCTATGATACCTGACCTACCTATTTATCGTAGAGACGAGAGAGGCGAGTACTATGCTATATTCCGTAAGGAAACTATAAAGGCGTTGGTACAAAAGCTATTCAAAGAAAACAAACACAACAATTTTAACGAGCAGCACAACGCTTTTAAGATATTAGATGGAGTATATATCTACCAATCTTTTATTACTGACCAAGAACTCGGCATTTTAGCCCCCAAAGGTTTTGAGAACGTAGCAGACGGTACTTGGTTTATCGCTGCAAAAGTAGAGAATGACGAGGCTTGGTCTAAAGTTAAAGAAGACGGAATCCTAAAAGGATTTAGCGTTGAGGGTGTTTTCGATTTAGAACCGTACAAATTTAAAAAAATGAATAAAATCAATTTAGAAAGCGTAATAAATACGCTCAAGTCTGTATTTTCAGACGAAGAGGTAGCGGCTGAGGAAAAAATCTTCGGTGAGGCTGCTTTAGTAGACGGAACTATTGTAAAATGGGAAGGCGAACTAATGGAAGGTACTGCGATAACCGTAGTATTACCTGAAGGTGAAGTAGCAGCCCCTGACGGTATCCACGAAGTATCTGACGGAACTATTATCGAGACCGCTGGAGGCTTAGTAGTAAACATCCAACCGATGAGCGAAATTGCAAGTGAAGAAAACGAGTTCACTACTGAGATGCTTAACGAAATGGTAGAGAAAGCTCTTGCAAAATATGCTGAGGCTTTTACTGCTACTTTAGAAGGTGTTAAAGCTGAGAACGCTGGTCTTAAATTAGAGCTTGCAGCTATCGTAGCTGACAAAGAAAGTTTAAAAAAAGAATTTAGCGCAACTTTAAGTAAGGTAGGTACTGAGCTTGAAGAAATCGTAAAGAGTGAGGCGGCTACCTCTTCAAAGCCACAAGAATTTAAAGCGCAATCAAGAGCCGAAAAAGCGGCTGCTATGGGTGCGGTTATCAGAGCAAACAAATTAAAATAAATAAACAAAAATGGCATTTAATGTATCGTCGCTTACTAACTACGTAAACGAACAATCAACGGACCTAATCTCGAGATTATACTTCGAGAAAACTTCAAGTGATTATTTCACTTTACAATCAGGCGTTAAAAAAACTGACGCTTTACACCTTTTAGCAGTAACTGCTTTTCCTCAGGATGGTAGCGGATGTTCTCCGACTGCTTCAGGTAGTGTAGTGTTTACTAACAGAGACATCACCGTAGGTCAAATCACTTACTTTGACGGTTTTTGTATGAAAGACCTTATCCCTAAATATACTCAAATCTTGCTAAGAGCTGGTAACGCTGAAACTGAGGATATGGCTTTTGAAGCTGAGGTTGCTGATTCTATAATCAAAACTATTATGGAGCATAACGAGACTGCTGATTGGCAAGGAGATACTGCTTCAGGTAACGTATTTATCAATAGATATGACGGACTTATCAAAATAATCGGTGCCGCTGGTACTGCTATCGCTGGCAATACTTCTGCCGCTACTTCTATCACTTCAGGCGCTTCAGGTAACGTAGATACTATAATCAATAACATCTGTAACGCAAGACCAGCGAAAGTTAAGTCTGCTCTTAACCAAGTGTTATTCGTAGGTCAAGATACTTTTGACAAATTCGTAGATACTTTAAACGCTAAAAATCTATTTAACGTAGACGCTACTTCTTGGGCTAACTACTCAGTATCTATCCCAGGTAAAAACGTTACTTTGGTAGGTGTTGTAGGTCTTGACGGTACTAACAGAATGTTCCTTGGAACTTCAGATAACTTCTTCTTAGGTTTTGACTTACAAAATGACGAAGAAGAATTTGATATGTGGTACGAAAAACTTGAAGACAAAGTTTACTACAGAGTTAAATTTAAGAGAGGTTTACAAGTAGCTTACCCTAACGAAATCGTTCAGTTTACCTTATCGGCATAGTTTCACATAACAATTTAAAATATAAATATTATGTGTAACTTAACTCAAGGATTTTTAGTAGGCTGTAACGATAGTGCTGGAGGTATAGCGGAATTTTGGTTCGCTAATATGCCTACTAACTTCGTAGTAGCTTACAACGCAAGCGGTCAAGCCTCTTCTGTAACAGGAACGGGACTTGCTTACTACAAATACGAATGTACAAATGCTCAGGGAGCAGCTTCTACTATGAACGATAACCCAACGGTTAACGCTCAGAACGGAACAAGCTACTTTGACCAAACTTGTACTTACGTATTAAATAAAATGGACTCGGCAAAACGTAACGAAATTAAGTTGCTTTCAAGAGCCAAACTATCTATAATCATAAAAGACAACAATGGTCTTTATTGGTTAATGGGTGCTAAAAACGGAGTCAGAATGACCGCTGGAGACAACGGTACTGGTACTGCTTTAGGAGATAGAAACGGATACTCGCTTTCTTTCCAAGGTCAAGAGCCTGACCCTATGGCACTTTATATCGGCACTTTGCCTTTAGCTTAATAAGAGTTTAAACTCTAACAATACAGCCCACTACTTAGCGGTGGTGGGCTTTTTTTTTACAATGGACATAATCACAAAAAACACAACCAACTATATTTATACTAAT